GAGGCCCTGCGCCTTCGCGCTCTCCATGAGCAGGTGCACGGCGCCGCGCGGCAGCTCGTGCGTGCCGTCGCGGTCGACGGAGTAGCACTCGATGGACCTCGGCGTCCGGCCGAGCCAGAATCCACGCCGCTCCCGCTGGACGAAGGCGGGGTTCGGGAAGCGCAGCGCACGACGGAGGCCCTTCCCGAGTTCCTCCGTAGGCCGGAGGCGGATGGCGGCGCCGACTGCGACGGGCAGAACGGTCATGTCGGGTCCTCCCGGTCGACGCGGATCTTCCTCGGCCGCGCCGCCGTGCCCTCCACCTCGCGGGCTCGCTCGAACTCTGCGTCGATCGCGGAGAGCGCCGTCTCCCCGTCGTCCTGTCCCCCGTTGTCGCACAGCGTGACCCCCGCGTCATCGTTGCGTGTCCCGACGGGTTCGGCTTCGGGTTCGGCCTCGGGTGCGGCCTCGACTGCCGGGCTGTCCACCAGCGCGAAGATCGTTCGTGCGCCCGAGACGGACCTCCGGACGGCGCCGGCGGCGACGAGTTCGTCCCGCGCCTCGTCGATCTCCCTCGCCTTCCCCGTGACGGCGGCGCGGAGCTGCCGCGCGTCCCTGGGCCCAGCACGCAGTGCGTCCACGACGCGGTCTTCGACGGCGCCGGGCACTGCGGGACCCGGGGTCGTCGGGGTCGTCGACACGGCGAGCCCGAGCGCGAGCTGCAGCCGGCGGACGGGGCAGGGACGGCCGGTACAGGGGACGTCGAACGTCGCCTCGCACACCCCGCCGCTTCGCGCCCTGCAGTCGGCAACGCAGTTCCCGTCGTCGTCGCAGCGCCAGGAACGGATCCGGTCGCAGTCGGTCATCGTTTTGCTCTCCAGCCCTCGTCTCTGCCCCGCCGGCCGCGATTCGCACCCGTCGGAGCGGAGAGCGCAGTCGGCGGCGCACGCGGAGGGGCAGGAGAGACGGATCGTGTCAGCCACCGTACCACCTCCCGGCGTCGAGCCCCTCGACGAATGCGATGGCGACGGCCGCGACCTGGATCGCCTCGGCCCGTGCGTTGTCGCGTGCCGCCTGCCCGCCGCCTGCGAACTTCTCGTCGTGGACGGCGCGCGCAAGCTCGCCCATCTCCTCCGCGAGCACGACGAGGTGCCATCCTGGATCGCGGTTGGTCCATCCCCATCGGGCATCCTGGCGGTTGCGCTCGCGGCGAACCTCGGCGTAGACGTCAGGCATCGTCCTCCTCGTCCATCCCCGGTAGCACGGACTGCTCAGCCTCGCGCCCCTTGGCCGCCCCCTCCGCGACGTTGCGCACTGCCTGCCGGTAGTACGATTCCTTCAGTTCCACCCCCACGGCCTTGCGTCCGTTGATAACGGCTCCGTAGCACTCCGACCCGACCCCCATGAACGGCGTCAACACCACCTCGCCGGGGTTGCTCCGCAGGATGACGGTCCGCTCGATGACGTCGAGTTGCAGCGGGTGGACGTGCCGCTCGTCCTCCGGCTCGCGCGATTCCTTGTACGGCAACACGCGGTCAATCCGCACGTCATTCCAAAACGCGCTCGCGTACTGCCTCCAGATCCAGTGAGAGTAGCGGTTCTCGGTCTGCTTTCCTGCCCAGTGCCGGAAGCGCAACAGGTCGGTCGGGATGGGCCGCTCCCCGGCGTACCCGTCGAGCCCTTCGCGGTGTGTGACGGGCACGGGGTTCTCGCCGCGCTTGCGGAAGAGGAGGAGATAGTCGGCGCTCGCCACGTCGCAGAGCGAGGAATCCTCGACAAGCTGCTGGTGAGCGAGCCCCTTTGCCATCGTCCGGTTGCGGACCATGAGCGGCTCTTTCCAGACGTGGTAGCGCGCGGTGTAGGAGAAGCCGATGCTTTCGTGCAGCCGGATGATGTCGCCGGGGAAGTCGGTCAACCCGCCGCCGAGGTTTGCCCCCGCCCGCGGCACGTCAATGCAGTGGACCGCGGTGCAGCGTCCCGGCATCGTGAGCCGGAAAAGTTCCTCGACGACGAAGCGGTAGTGGACGAAGAACTCTTCGTAACTGCGGCAGTTCGACAAGTCGCGCTCGCTCGAGCTGTAGTTGTAGAGCCCGCAGAACGGTGGCGAGTAGACCGAGAGGTGTACCGACCCGTCCGGGAGTGTCGGCATGACCTCGCAACAGTCGCCGCAGTAGAGGGCGTACTTCTTCGTCAACGTCTGGTCTTTCACAGCCATGTCGGCCTCTCTTCCTTCGTCGTGCCGTAGGGCGCGATCTTGATTTCGAGTTCGTCGTGCATCATCCGAACCAAGTTGTCCACCATCGCCAGTGCGGCGACTTGCTTCCGTTGGAGATTTTCCAAGACGTTCTTCTCCCCCTCGGTCGCAATGACGTCCACTGTCACAGGATGCTCCTGGCCGAAGCGCCACGACCGGCGGACGGCCTGGTACCACTGCTCGAACGAGTGCGACGGGAAGAAGGTCTGGTGCGCGCAGTGCTGCCAGTTGACCCCGAATCCGGCGATGGTCGGCTTCGTGACGATCACGCGCACCTCTCCGGCAGCGAACGCGCGGAACGCCTCTTCCTTGCGGTCATCGTCGTCTTTCCCCGCGACCTGGACCGCACCCGGAATGAGTTTCTCCAACAGGTCGCCCTCGTCGTTCAGGTGGCACCAGCAGACGGCGGGCTTCCTGGTATCGGCGACGAGGGCCGCGGCCATCTCGCACCGTTCCTGCACCGTGCGGCGCCGCTCCTGCCTCTGCTCTTGCAGCCCGACCGCGGGCACGTCGAACAACCACCCCTCCGGGAGCGTGCGCGCCTTGACGACGTGTTCGACCATCCGCAACTCGGGCAGGATGAACCCGTCGTCGGGAAACCCCATGTCGGACGGCTTGCGCGCGGCGCGAGCCCACGAGCAAACCCACCGCCAGAAGTCGCGCTCCGCGTGACCTCGGAACGTGTAGGCCCCGGGCGCGAACTCCTCCCGCCTCGTCCACGTCCGCATCGGCTTTTTGAAGAAGCGTGCGATCATCGCCATGAAGCCGAGTTCGCCGAGGGCCTCGCTCGACGTGCCGAGTTCGATGTAGTCGTTGGGAGACGGGGTGGCGGTGCAAAGCAGCCGATATGGCCGCTCGCGCATGGCCTCCGTGACGGCCGCCTTCGTCGCGCCGTCGAAGTTCTTGAGGATGCTCGACTCGTCGGCCACGATGGCGGCGAAGTCGCCCGGCGTGAAGTAGTGGAGGCGCTCGTAGTTCGTGACCACGATGCCGGACTTCGGCAGGCGCTTCCCGTCGCGGCTCACTCGCGCGTCGATTCCGAACTTCGCGGCCTCGCGCGCGGTCTGCCCGGACACGGCCAGTGGGGTCAGGATGAGCACGCGCCCGTTTGTCTTGCGCACGATGTTCTCGGCCCACACGAGTTGAACGAGCGTCTTGCCGAGCCCGCAGTCCGCGAACACGGCGGCACGGCCCTTGACTAGCGACCACCGCACGAACTCGCGTTGGAAGTCGAACAAGCCGTCATGCATCCAGAGCGGCTCGAATCCGTGGTCGCAACCGCGCTGGCGCTTGCCGTCAAGGAAGTCGTCGTACTGGACCATCCTCACACACTCCTCCGCACGACCACGTTGCGGGGCCCACGCTTCGCCTGCCGCTCGACGTACGGAGCAACCGGAGTCGGCCCCGTCGCACCAATCGGCCAGAGCGGGCAGCGGTAGACCATCGTCAGGCGCAGGACGGACGGCTCGACGGCGTGACAGAGGTAGGCGGTCACTGTCC